TGTTTTGAAGATGAAGCCATCTGCCCTGAATGCCACGGATATATGTTCATCCCTTACACTAAACATTTAGAGAACTATTCTTCTGCCGCACAAGTAACGGAACAAGAAGACGTTGAGACTTACTCCGAAATTGATTTACTATAATATGGCGATACAATATAAAGAATACTATATGGGGTTTTATCGGTACGAAGACACTAAAACGTGGACTAATACCCGATTAAACGAAGACCGAGAAGAACTTGAAAAATATTTAAAAGGATTGCAGTATATTGATACTATATCAATCCATATAAAAACAATAGAATTACCAGCATAACATGAACATACACGACACGATAAGTTATAAATTACAATTAATACCGTTTGCATTAGGTATCCCAACTACTCATAATGTAGAAACTTTGGTACAGAATATTGATGTTCTTTATAAGTATATTACTAAGCAAGAATATAGTACGGGCTGTGAAAAAACATCAACATATGAAGAAGATGTAGATGATATAGATGTACATCAATTTGATATAGTGCCAATACCTACTTGTGGTAATACCAAGTCCCAAGATATTGAACTAGATTGTCAAGAGATAAAATATAATCCTGATAATAATCAAACTGAACCATGGAATACTGACAAATTTATACAGGATTATAGCAACTTATTAGCAACATTATCAGATTTAGAAGCAGGTGGAAAATTTAAACTGCACTATGATGATAAAACGGACAAGTATCTAATAGATTCAGCATATGTAGGAATATGTGACAAATATAAAAAAATATTAGAAGATCAAGACAGTAGGAAGGCTTTCTATAAAATGTGGACTACTAAAGATTGGGACGTAAGTAACGTCACTTCCATACCATTTACTGATAAACATACCGAAATTAATAAAGAAAGGGAGGAAGCATTTAGTAAATGTATTGACGCTGCTAACAAAAACGAAGACCTTTTGAAAGTGTACATGGAACATGTCTACAAACCTGTTAGTTCACCTGCCAAAAAAACCAAACATGTACAGAAATCTTATTTTGAAGAGTGGGATAAAGAAAGAACTATTAGATTATCCAAATCTACACCTTCAACCGACCAACAATTACTTTTAAATATATAACTTATGCAGTTCAACGAAACACAACTACGCCAGAAACTAAAAAAAGAATTAGGCTTTGCCGATATTCCTGATGATGAATTGAAGAATCATCAAATTCAATTAAACTCTCCTACCGGACGATCAAACTCCCTATCTCTAACTGTTGCCGCATATATTGATGCAGAGGTCGAATTAACTCGACAATCATATATCGACCTTGGATTGATGATGGAGAATACAGAGGTTCCTACCCTTTTAGAAACTACTGAAAATATCATTGTAGGTTCTCAAAGTTCTTCTAACTTAGAAGTTAATAATGTGAAATATTATGATATTTCCTTTGCTAAGGATGATCAAATACAAAACTACACAGTTGCCCTTGGGTTTGATCCTTTAGATATTCAATCTTTACAAAATCTAAAGGAGCAATCCGATTTGATTAAATCACATTTCACTTTTGTTAAAGAACGAACCCGTGATCAATTAGTTGGATTTGAAATCATTATCTCATACTATCAATATGTTAACCTTGTAGGCGGATTAATCAATCCAAATCCTTTGTTTGGTGATAATTTAACTGAGAATATTGCTGCAAGATTAAGTACTATCTTTGAAGGTGCAGAAGATATTGATTTAATTAGAAAACAATTCAGTTTATAATATGATTCATAATATAAAATTCCTTTCAGGCTTCCCCACATCGTTTCCTCATTTAAAAGATAAAACAATATCTTTTAATACAGGGTTGAATGTACTCTTCGGAGAAAATGGATGCGGAAAATCCACTATTCTAAAAACTCTTGCAGCCTATTCAGGTATTCAAAAAGGTGGATGGAGTTCAATATCTGATCCTATGAAGCTAGCATCACGGTCAACAGGACACTTCCCATATGTATATAATGCATACACCCCTGCTAATCTTGATGCACAAGTAGGATGGGATGGTGTCCCCACTTTCTACAATGACTCTGAAATGCTTAACAAGAACAATTTCACATGGTTTTTTGATAGTGCAGTCCTTTCAGAAGATGGTATCACTACAGGTGCCGAGCAATTAGATGTAATGGCAGCAAAGCCTTCTAGCGGACAATATCGGATTCATAAGATTAATAAAATCATGCAAGTGATTCAGAATCCACCTAACTTAGCTATTATTCCCCCTGACATTTCAGATAAACAAGCAGCAATGGCAGAAGTTCAATATATTCAAAATTTACCTCGTAATGGAAAGATTGCATTATTATTTGATGAACCAGAAAAGGCTCTTGCCCTTCCAAAACAATTGGATTTGTTTAATACATTGTTGACTCTTTCGGAACATTTTCAGGTCATTATCGCAACACACTCACCATTTATTTTATTCTTTAAAGGAGCAAATATTTTAGATATTAACCCCGGTTATGCTAATCTGTGCAGGGAATTGATTAAGAAACAAGTAACTCCTACAAAGAAAAAATAATATGATTTTTAGTTGGTGTACAGCATTTTTAGTTACTATGGCGTATATAGTAGTAGATGCTTTATATGCACTGTACACCATCCATATACAAAAAGGTAATGCGGTAAAGGCTGCGAGTGTGGGAGCGGGAATGTATGCTCTTATGGCATACGGAGCAATAAAATTTATTTCACAACCTATCTATGTTATATTTGTAGCATTGGGTTCGTGGATAGGAACATATGCAATCGTAAAATGGTATAATAAAAAATGACAAGAGAAATGTACATAGGTAAAGCTATAAAAGATATGATAGCTAGCGATATTACGATTTCCTTCACCAGAAGGAAGAATAATAGTAAACTCGCCTCTAGCTATTTTGATCCTTTAATGGGGCCGTCTTACACCGCCCCGCCCAAATTTACTCTAAATTATTTCGATAATGATTTTGTTAATATTTTTGAATATTTTATTCATGAGTATTGTCATTTTAAACAATGGAAAGAACAGTCGGAGGTATTTAAAAATGGGCAAGCCAACTGGCTATTATTTGATCTTTTCTTAAATAATAAATTTGATAGATTCACTAAGGCACAGCTATTGACAATTCAGAAATTAGAATTGGATTGTGACTCAAAGGTATTAGAGGAAGTGCGTAAGTATAATTTACCCATAGACACTAGAAAATATGCTAAAGAGAGTAATTCATACATTTATTCATATAATATCATATATGAATTACGTAAATTCTCTGAAATTGTAGACTTTACCGATAAAGAGTTGTTGAAATATATGCCCTCTCGCCAAATATCTGCTGATAAAATACAGACCCGCATTCCCAAATATGATAAAATATATACTCAATTATTAAATAATTGAATGCCATATATACAAAAAGGAAAATGTGTTTATCTCAAAAAAACAGGTAAGAAAGTTGGGTGTTCTTCTTCCCCTGAAGAAGCTAAAAGATATTTAAAGGCATTGTATGCTAATGTTCATGAGAGTTTCGATTCTTTTATAGAATCAATTCTTGAATCCACTGCCCTTGGATTGTTAGGATTCACTAATGAAGAAGGGACGGCATATTCATATGTATATGATCCAAGAATGACACATACATGGATGGTGAATCGTCGAGCAAATATATTAGGGGATAGATCAGCAGTTCCTAATGAGTTCTCAGATTCTTTTGATAATCCAGATAGACTTCAATGGCGGTATGTATTTGCTAATAGGACATTATATATTTGGCAAGAAATTTCTCCTAAAAGTGGAATGGCAAAAGCCCAATTACAAGACTTCTTTTCTAAGAAAAAATGGGTAGTATCTTCTACCAAGTTTTTAGACGTACAAGATACTCCTGAATCTAATAAGAATTTCAATGATTCTCATTTCATGAGTTAACAACACTTCCATGCCATATCCTTAAAGATTTCTTTCAAATTTAAGCTAGAAAGGAAATCTTTTAATAATTTAGGATTAGGTTCAATTGTTCCTAGCACAAGAATTTCATCTTGAATACATCCATCTAGTTCCGATACATGATTAGCTTGTTGAATTAGACTCCGCTTCGTTTGTGAAAGCATAAAAATCTTACCTGTCAATGAACGGATTTTATAAACAACTTTATTAAAGAAAGCATTAAATTTATCATAATCAATAAATTGAAAAACTTCAAGATCAGGACTTAACTGTTCCACATGATAAAATAATAATTGTTTATTCTCTAATAATTTATTAATATTTGTAAGGAATAGATACAACATTATTTTTTTACAATCAGGGGTAAACTTCCCCAACAGACCACAGGTTTCTAATAAATTGATATATTCAATTTGCCATGACTTAAAAAAGTCCTCTAATAACACAAATTGGTACTGCATCTGATATCATATACCTTTTATGAGGCATATTCAAGGGCAAAATCTGTATTAAATGTCTCATCTCCTGCCATAGAACGTATTAACTTTTCAAATTCGGGAGTATTTTGTGGGGGAATATCTTTATAATTTATATAGGTAGTATTCCAACCTTCAATTTTAGATAATTTTAACTGTTTACTATCAGGATTTTTAGGAGTTCCCCCTATAATAAGTTTTGAACTCTTGCTACTATTCATCATAGGTATGATATATTTAAACATTTCATCTATTGATTCTTCTGAGGAGTAATCAATATTATCCATTATAAGATTGTTTATACCAAATCCTCTCATACCATATGCATTAAAATTGTGAAATTTGATACGTGAACCATTCATAAAAATTAAGTTTTCTTCATCATATCTATAAGATTCTCCTTTAAAAAGACTGGGAAGATTATCATTTAAATTTATTATTAATTCTCTCATATGTTTACTATTATGTTGTGATGCCGAACATATTACATTAGTGATATCATTATGAAATATACAAATATGCAATAAAAATATTGCATATAGAGTGCTAACACCTGACTGCCTACTTGAATTGGTAATATTCCGTTTATTGTCTTGCCAACTTAACAGTATATCTTTTTGCTTAGGATATAATTTTATCAACTTATCATTTATTTTGATATACTTTTCAGCAAAGTATATAATATTTTCTTTACATAATTTGAACTCATTTACGTCATTTTCAGTATATGTGATGTAATCATGAACAAATTTGTACTTTTCAACTAATGCTTTCGGACATTTTCCCAATCTTATATGGATGATTCCGTTAATATAGTCATCACGGAAAAGAACATTTTCATCGACTTGATATTTATGTTCTAACCACATATTTTCCCATGCACAAGAGGTGAGACAAAGTATCTCTCTTTTGAATGCATCTGGCCCATCCTTGACAAGTAAACGCTGAATTTCTTCACTTGAAGAGAAATATTCCCGCCAATCACTCTCTTTAATAACCAATCTTTTACGTTTCTTGCCTTTAAGAGGGGGTTTACGAGTCTTTGAATGTAACTGCTTCTTACCAATGTACTTGATACCACTAGGTAAATGTGTTATTCGGTAAATGAATCCGAATGAGTTATCAATTTCTTCTTGTGTAGGTATATTTTCCCAATTTGCCATGAATATACTTAAATAAGTATAAGTTCATTATCTACTTCTTTTCTTACGTCTATTTTTAATAGAACCTCTACGTTGCATCGGACCAAGAACATTAGGAGTACGGGTATCACTAGTATCATATGCACCGTCATTACCTAATACTCCTGCAACAGCCATACCATCCTCTTTAAGGATTTTAGTTACAAAATTGTCGAATTTTTCGGTCATATTGAAATATTTAGTAGAAATACTATATTGTTTGATATATAGTATGGGGTTATATGGAACCCTATTTACAAATTGAACAATATGCCAAGGATTTAGACATTGATACGCAAGTAGATGTTACGAATATCATGGAAAAACAAATGAGTGCTCCAAATGTTCGTCATAAATGGCTTTATAAGCTTGTGCAATCTAAACAAGGACTCTTACGACTATTAGATGAGAAAGAGGCGCTAATGCAGCATAAAATGCAAGGAAACCCCTTGCCAGTTAGTGCTCCGGTATTAAAAAGGAAAGCAGAAGGAGATTTGGATATCCAAACCCTTAATAAGAAGATACACCAACAGGAACTATTGGTAGAATATCTTGATGGCGCAGTTAAACAGATTAATCAAATTGGATTTGATTTTAGAAATCTTGTAGAACTGATGAAGATGGAAAATTTATAAAAGTTGCGTGAACTCATTTCAGTTGATATAAAAAATAAAAGCGCAATACTTAGCTGTGCTCCCCATATTTTTAAATTGATCAGAGAAAAATTCTCTGTCCCGAATCCATCGTTCCAAACCAGAAGATTTGCTCCTCGGAAATATATCATAACCCCTTCGGGCGCATTTGAAGTTGGATTATGGGAGGAAATTCGGCATTATATCTCCACAATGAAGATTCCTATCGAGTTAAAACTCTCGCCAGAATTTATTCATCATTTCTCTCCGAAATTTCCCGCATACAATATTCAAAACATTGATGGATTCACTTACTATGATCATCAAAAAAATACCATAGAAGAATTTCTAAAAAATGGTAGAGGATTAGGAATCTTAGCAACATCTGCGGGTAAGTCGGTCCTTATA